GGGATGAAGTAGATATGGCGTTTATAAAATTACAAAAATATTATGGATTTACACTTACAATAGAAAGATTTGGTGAAAGGGCGGAAACCCAGGCGTCCTTTTTAAATGAATTGGCAGATAAAGAGGACATGGGTTATACTGCAATATGTTCAACTATTTTAACGACGGAGATCGGGGAGGCTTTAAGAAGAATTTCCGAAAGGATACCTACCGTGACATACAATACATCCGTATTATCTCTGCCACTCGCGATAGAACACTGTGATGCCGGAAGTTCAGGTGAAGAATCGCAAGGATATGAATTAGCCATTCAAATGGGTATGTATCTTCTTAAGTATTTAGATCTCACGTCTGACTTGATATTTGACGAGATTAAGAATAATTCTTCCAAACGAGAAGAATTTATAGATGAATTAAAAAGTTTAACCAGTTTACTAGTAATATCTCACACCGAAGATTTAGATAATACCGCTTTTACGGATAGACATAGAGGTGTAACCCGAATATTTGAAAATGCGATCTATTACAGGGATTTCGATGAACTAAAAACTAAGGTTTCCGATCACCTTTCTTTATATGAAGGAGAAAATCCTATGTTATTAGGCATGTGTTTACAGGAGAGTGTTTTAGAGTCATTAAATGACTTTCTAGAACAACAAGCATCATTAACTTATTTTCTAGGCGTTACTGATATTACTAGCGGTACTTTACTCCGAGTGGGAACTTCCAGTTACTTGGCCGCTGTGTCGGGTTCCCCTCCAGTATGTCAAGGAATTTTAGTGGCAGGTTCCCTATTAAATAAAGTATTTGGGGTTTTTGGAGGTGATATTTCTACCTTGCTATTATATACACCCATTGGAGGAGGTCAGATGACCAGTTATACTAGTGGTACAGCAGTTGCGTGCGTGATAATGTCTCCTGAAACCGGTGAAATTGGAGAAGATGTGGATATACCCCCTCCCGAATCCTTTAGTAAGTCAGAAAACATTACATTGTTACATCACTTTTATTATGAACCACTATTGCACAGTAATGACTGTTGGGGGTACACATCTCCCGCTGGAGTAAAATATGCTCTGATGGGTTATTTTAATAAACTAAGTATATTTCGTATCGTACCTAATCAATCAAGTTATGAATTAAGTTTAATAAGTGAAATAGAACACGATGGTAGTATTTGGGCTGACGTGAAAGTCTACAATGAATATTGTTATTGTGTAAATGAAACAGGGGGTGGCATTCAAGTCATATCATTAAAAGGAATTGAGAATTGGACATATCCTCATGATGCAACTGTAACTGCAATCGAACAAGTTACTGTTAATGGAGAAACACGTTCAACGTCTACGGCGCACAACGTATATGTAGATGAAATCAATGGAATCTTATATGTTTTAGGGTCTGTAGAATCTGGTAGTACAGAAGTGAAAGAGTTGGACGAAACCACTGGAACGTCTGCCTTAAATTATGCAGATAGACAAACAACACACACCTCTAGTCATGGAGAAACAACACACACCTCTAGTCATGGACCCGAAGTTACAAGAAAAGAACCACACGAACATCCTACACCTGGAGGATATAATTATATGTTTGCATTAAAACCAGAGATAATTTCTGGCGCTTCAGCACAAACACCCATATTGATAAATGATTCATCTATTTATTTTCATGACTTAGTTACATATACTTATGATGATAATGATGTGTCTAAAACGTACGCGTTTGCTTCCGGGGAAGATACTGGTATTTACGTGATAGATGTAACGGATCCACGAGATTGGGATCAAAAATATATTTTAGATGATTACCAACAATACACCGGCATGGATGGATATATGCATCAAATATGGTATAGTAATGATGGTAGATATATATTTGCTAATGATGAATTCGTAACAACAAACACAATAATCGTATACGATTTACAACCATCAAATAGTAATGGAAATTTTTCTCTTTCTCCACAATTAGTTCTTTTTGGTAGCGATGGTACCGTTAATAACAATGGTGATGGCGGTTTATGGACAAACGGTCAAGATAGTAGTAATCATAATCTGTATATCCATCATATCGACGGCAAAGATTATATCTTTCATAGTTGTTATAAAAATGGATTACGAATACACGAAATTAATAGAGATTCTGTTACTGGAGACATGGTTAGTGTGAACGAAATAGGTTATTTCGACAGTTATTATGAAACGAATGGAGCAGGAACCAAAGGACAATGGTCAAATTATTATTGGAACGATTCTGAGAGGTTAATAATAGTTTCAGACTCAACATACGGTACGTTCCTTTTGAAGTGGGACGGCACTACCGCCACCTACACATTGGATAGCACGGACGGTGACACCGACGACGATTCCACAACGCAGACGAATGTGATGGATGGTGGTACTAGTGGGTTTAATGCTGCGGCGGTCCGCTCGTTACAGACATCCCACATTGACCCAAGATACACTAAGGGTAGTATCCGCTGCTGCTGCTGATTCGTGAGTGACACCCTAATCACCATGTCCGACGGATCCACCGCCACCATCGACTCTGTCGCTGTTGGCGCAGCGGTCCAGTCATGGGATGTCGAAACCAATTCCACCATTAACGCCACGGTTCTCGATATCGAGCGACGCGATCGCTTCGAACTCATGGACATCACTCTCGAGAACGGAGACGTGGTGACTTCCACCATCGACCATCCCTGGTGGTCTCACTCTCAAAACGCGATCGTGTCGCTCGATCCAAATACGACCGAGACTTATTATGAGGTCAGCGGCGTGCGCATGATGCTCTGTAAGGAAGTACTTCAAGATGCGGAGGGCATGCCGGTGAAGGCAACTATTAAGCGTCGCCCGATCCCGAAGGAAGCGGTGGATGTGATGACTCTGAAGCTCGACCGAGGTCACTGGTTCTTCACGGGCGAGAAGAGGGGGGTGCGGGTCCATGCAGGTGTGAGATAAATAGAGAAACGATATTATGACAATGTCTCCAAAATAAAGTTTATCAACAACCATATGTATTAAATTATAATCAATATGGACGATGGGATATTTTCATTTTGATTATAATTAATATTAAATGTCCAAACTAATGGTATTACTACTGTCGGATTTATTACGGCGCTTTGATTTGCCCGATTTACCTACACTCATACCCATATCTGCATGCATCTCTTTTAATTCTTGAATGCTAATGGTACTAGAATCATCCTTTTTTACTTCCACCTTTTTCGTTTTTAATCCTTCTAAGATATTACTAATGTCCGGCGAAGAAGGTCCTTTACTAGAGGGTCCAGACATCTCGGGTCGTGGTCGCCTAGCCGTTTGCTCTGGTCCTTTAGATACAGGTGCAAACCCCGATCTTCCGCTGACTCCTTGGTTGGTATCGGGATCAAACGACGATTGGGTATTTGGTCGTCTAGAAGGAGGCATATTTTTTGTTTTCATGGGTGGAGGAGGTCCTTGACTTTCATCGGTATTCATCATATTGTTCATGAAATCAGAAAATCCTGGATTTTGATCCCCCATGGAATTTACGGCAGCTTGCGTAAATTGTTGCGCTAATACAGGATTTTGACGCATGATATCGTCCATACCAGGCATGGCCGATTTAAACATGGTGTTCGTCATGTGCAACATAAGAGCACTTCCTCCCAATTGAAACAATAATTTAATTTCTGGCGCCATTTTCGCTTTGGATTTGTATTTCTCGTGCAATTCGCTAAAAATTTCATCGTAGTCACTGATGTTTTCGTTGACCTGTTCAGCCCAACCATCCAACTTAAAATCAAAGGGATCAAATTTATTATTTAAAAATTCTATACCTGTGATACATGCCATGAGCATTTTACCTTGAAATTGGACTGCGTTTTGTTTTTCTTTTTCACTCATCAAGGTTTCATATTCACCTTGCATTTCAGATAAGGAAGACTCCATGGTATATTGTTTGGTTAACCTTGCTCCTTTTTTCTCTAAATTTTCTAATTTCCGTAAATACTCGAATTTTGTTTTTAATAACTCTTCCTTTGACATCTCGGGGGCTTTTGGCGCATTTGCATTATCCGGATCAATCGGCACATTGTTGAATTTACCATAACCGTCCCAGGTTTTTGCTGATCCACTCACGTCTCCTGCTGCGGATTTGCCTAATCCACTGTCGCCTTTGGGTTTATCAGTATCAAAGGAAACCGTTCTAGGTGAAATAGGTTCTATTTTTATGTCTTCTTGTTTATTGCTATCACTAGACGATGAAAAAATGGAGCTAAACATTCCTTTGTCTTTGGTTGTCTCTGGTTCCTTTACGGTTTTTACCTCATTAGTAGATACTTCCGTTAAATCATTTAGTTTTACGGAACTTGATTCCGTGGTTTTAGAAAGATCATTTAATTCATTTTCTAGATTGGTTAAATCGCTGATATTAATATCGCTTGTGGGACTTTTTGATCCCTCTTTTTTTTTTTCATTCATAAGTAATTCAATGCCTCCGCCAAAATTAACCGATGGACTTGAAATATTGATTTCTTTGGGTGTGGATGAACTTATTTCTATAATATCGTTTTGACTCATTATGAATTATCTAGAACTTATAATTTTAAGTATTCCGCATTTAATATATTATGTTCTATATACCAAATGCCTTGTAAAAAAGAATCCGCTAGATCATCTTTTTTAGTATGACTTTCGTAATGTGCTTTCCATTCAGATAATTCCTCGTGAACATCTAGAGATTGTTTGGTTACTTCCATGCCTTTTTTTTTTCGTTCAGCATATTTGCTACCTTTTTCTAGAAATCGCTTTAGTTTATTTGTCGCAGATATACATTCTATTTTATCTTGCTGTTTCATAATAAAATATTGTATCACCATTCCCTGAATACTTTTCATTTTTGGTGCTATATTTCCTAATTGATTTTCAATTAATACGGTGTCTATGATATACTTGTTAAATCTCGCGTCATATTTTTGTTGAATGTTTTTTCCTAAAGTTACAACATCACAATCCTTTGTCTTTGTTTTTGTTGCTAAGGTAAACAATTGGGTATCCTTTATGATTTTTAAATCTCTTAGCATGCTGGTCTTGGTGCTTTGATCGCATTTTACTTTTACCCAAGGTTTAGTGGTTTGATAATAGTTAAGTATAGTAATCAGTTCAGGCAACGTTTTTTTACTTATTTTTTCTAAAGGATACTCTTTAGATGCGATAAAATAAGGAAGTTTACGAGTATGTATCTTACAAAAACATCCTTCGTTACACCTATAGGTTGCTTTTTTCCCACACACACCACATAATAATGGTTCTTCATTAGTTAAATTAATAACTTCCCAATCTAGTATGGTAATTTTGTCGTGTTCTACTTGTAAAAGACAATGAGCAAGATGTTTTATGCCTATATCAATGGAAAGTATATTCATTGATATGGACTAGATATAATATTATTCGCGTTGTCGCGCAGAAGAATGCGGGTCATTCATTTGAATGTATTCTTCTTCGGATATGTTTGGTATTTCTCGTTTATTATTTAATTGTTCTCGCGATAAATACATTTCTTTTAAATCACTCTTCTCATACCCATAAGGTTGGGTAGAATCGGTACAAGAACGATACAAATATGGTGAATTTGAGGTTTTGTTTGTTTGTGGTATATCCAAACAGTTACAGCAACCACTGCATGCTGTTTGTTGATTTTGCTTTATGATTTTATCAGCATTTTTCGTTAAAAAGGCTCTATAGTCAGCATTACTATTGATATTATTATCAATTACGATTTGATTATTCATGATTGCATTTGGTTGCCAAGACGAATAGTTTCTTCCGTCACTCATGATAGGAGGAAAATCAAAGTGAATGTTATTGCTTCCTTGTTTACACGTACCCCAGTTCATTATAATACCTTAAGATAATAAATACTCAATTAGTTCTTTTTTCTTTTTACCAGTTACCTTTCCTCCTTTTTTACTAACTAGGTCTTTTAACTCTTTTACACTTAGTTTATCGTATTGAGTTTCACTTGATACTAGGGGTTCCAGTTGTACTGCTTTTACTTCTACATCTACGGGTGTTACTTCTACATCTACGGGTGTTACTTCTACATCTACGGGTGTTACTTCTACATCTACGGGTGTTACTTCTACATCTACGGGTGTTACTTCTACATCTACGGGTGTTACTTCTACATCT